ACTGGTATTGACCCTTGTGGTACATATGATACTGGTGGTGATCTTTGTTGTGCATTACCATGAAACCTAGTACCATAATTAATATATTCTCGTGGTAATGGTGTTGACCCTAGTGGTGGTCTTGGTGATAGTGGCGGCTGTGATGACGATGCGGTTGATGCTGAAGCCTTTGCTGGTGGAAATCGTTTCATATAGCTTTTTTCCGCAAATATTGGAAGATTACATAACTTATTTACAAGTTCATTCGTAGTATTACGATCCTTACATAATTCCAGTATATTATCACTGTACTGCTTAATACTTTCTGTAGTAAGTGTGTCTATATATTTTATTATATAATTAACATCTTGATCATATTTTTTTATATAATTAACATATGGATAAATTATCTTCATTTTCTCAAAAAATATCTTCATTTTCTCAAATAAAAGTTTTATAAATTGTACTCGTTTATAATTAATAAGAGCTTTTTTTAGTTTATCTTCATCTCGGCTAATGATAAAATTATTGAATGCTAACATTTGTTGATTTACAAATGATTTTATATTTGGAACAATAATAACTGGACTAGCCTTATCAACCTCAATCATTATAGGTTTGTGATTTAAATATCCAGGAGCATTAGTTGAAAATATAGGATCTTGATCCATAAATTCTAATTTAGGTACAGTTCCATCTAGCTTATATTTCTGAGATGAACCAGTATCATGTACTGAAATATCGCATAATTTAAAAGATAGTACACCTATTGTACATGAAATCTTTATACTATACACACCGGGCAGTGGAGAGTGCTTTGCTTTAGCTCCTATTATTACATCATCAGTCTTATCTACTATTATTATACGACCAGTCTCATCTACTATTCCATTTTTACTATGTTCTATAATTAGTTTTTTTATTAAATCCCTAAATTCCTTAGAGTCATCATTATTAAATTCACTTATAATTTTTTCTTTAAATTTTTTAACTAAATCTCCAATTACCTCAGATTTTGAATTAATAATTTTTTCAGTATAGGATGTTCTCGGCCACCACACAATATCAATGTCTGATGTTTCTTTCTTTATATAGTTTATCAAGGGTTCTAATTCTATTCTTCCTTTAGAAGGATTGAATAGATAATCATAGAGATTAAGTGCAACACCCCCTACTATCGTAATATCACTGGAATCATATGTAAATTTTGTTGTTGGAATTTTCTTTTTAGTACATTCATATTCACTTGGATCACGTATATCTATTCCTATATCTGAAACACAGACTGAATACTTTTTAACTCCATCCTTATTTGTTGTTGCCTCTTTTTCAATCTCATTCATAGACATTGTTCCTGCCTTTTGTACAATCGTATAAACAGACTTCACCAGATTTATATCTGATACAATCTTTGACTCAATTGTTGCGACTTGTGCCGCCATATTGCCCTAATATACCAAACAAAATTTGATTTCAGGTATGTGGCTAATGTAGCCCGTACCTGATTTAAACAAACGACTTTGATTCAATCCAAGAATGAGCACGAGCACGAACACGAGCACAAGCAAACCTAAATATCAGAAACACACACACCACCAACATATTCTCGAGCTACCTGATACATATGTTGGGAGTACCAAAACCAGCGAAGAAACTCGCTGGATTTATGATGCTGCGAAAAATAAAATGTCTTGGCGGAAGCTCCTTTTCAATCCTGGTCTTTACAAAATCTTTGACGAAATTATTGTCAATGCTCGAGATGAATATATTCGCTCAACAGTTACTGCAGATATGACGCCTATTAAACACATTGACATAACCGTTCTATCCAAGGACGGAGAGACCATGATTTCCGTAGAAAATGACGGAGATGGTATTCCTATTCAAGCAGACACTGCAACGGGGGTTATGATTCCCGAACTCATTTTCGGACACCTCCTTACCTCAAGTAATTATGATAAGTCGGAGGAGAAGATTGTAGGCGGCAAAAACGGGTACGGAAGCAAGTGTCTTTCACCCGATACTAAAATCCTTCTTTGGTCAACTGAAGTAAAACCTCTCGATAGGATTAACCTAGGAGATGAACTAATTGGCGATGACGGCAGTGTACGCAAGGTTCGTGGTGTTCTGATAGGTTCAGGTCAAATGTATGAAGTACAACAAGCAGACGGTGAGTCCTACAAGGTGAATGATGAACATATCTTAACGCTTCATATGCCAGACCATAAAGTCATCTCCTGGAATACTACTTGTAATGCCTGGACTGTTCTTTGGTGGGACAATGAGCATAAGAAAGTCTGCAATAAGACGATACCCTGCTCAATGGAAATGGAGGAGTTCTGTAAAACTATTCCTGACATTGATACATTTGACATTTGTATTAAAGACTATATGGCCTTAGATGAAACATCAAAGAAATGCCTGTCAGGTGTTCGAGGTCAGTCCGTTCAATGGCAAAAACAGGAAGTTATTCTAGACCCATATACCCTAGGACTATGGCTAGGTGATGGAGAGAAAGTCTGTTCTCCATTGAAAACACAACTTGATGTATACAATCTTGTTGACAATAAGCACATTCCTAAAGAATACTTAATGAACGATAGGAAAACAAGACTAGCTCTATTGGCGGGTATTATTGATACCAGTGGACATGTATCACAAAACGGTACACACATAACTATCCCGCAGGAACTGAAACATACTGAGTTGGCAAATAACATTGTGTATCTTGCTCGTTCTCTTGGCTTCGCATGCAAGGAAGAAAAGAGAGAAGGCCTAGCTCATGACATCCATATTTCAGGCAATGGTCTTGAAGATATACCTACACGTCTACCTAGCAAAAAGTGCGCTTCAACGATCGATAAAAATGCCTCAAAAAGCTCTGGATTTATTACAATTCGTGATATTGGTATTGGCGAGTTTATCGGTATTCAGATTGATAAGAATGAGCGCTTTCTAATTAACGATTTCACCGTTACTCATAACTGTACCAATATTCTGAGCAATTACTTCAAAGTAGATATCAAGCACCCTGCAACTGGCCAAGTATATTCACAGACCTGGACAAATAATATGTTTAAGGTTGAAAAGCCCAGTATCAAGAAGTATGCGGGTTCAAAGGGTCTTGTTAAAATTAGCTTTACGCCTGATCGCTCACGGTTCCTCGGTGCATTCAATGAGTCGGGTATAATTGACGATATGGTCGCTGTGTTTCATACTCGTGTTGTGGAACTTGCTGGACTCGTCGGTAAAGATGTCAAAATCACCTGGAATGGTGATGTTATTCTAAGTAACACGTTCGAGAAATTCATTAAACTATTCCTGCGTGAAGGAATGACGGGTTTCGCTTTCGAAGAGTGTGGCCTCCGTTGGCAAATCGGTGTTATTCTCGCTCGACATCTATACTCAGATGACGAGGAACTACCCGAAGATAAACACATCTCCTTTGTAAATGGCATTAACACGAAAAAGGGAGGAAAGCATGTGGAAACGGTGACACGGAAAGTCCTCGGTGATTTCTGCGAGGTGGCTAAAAAGAAGAAAGTGGATATCAAGCCAGGACAGCTCAAACACTCCGTTGTTCTCTTCCTCAATGCTACGATTGTCAATCCCAGCTTCGACTCTCAGAGCAAGGAGTTCCTCACAACTCCCGCAACGGAATTCGGCTCCCGTCCAGAATACTCTGGAAAACTCTCAGACAACCTCGTAAAACTGGGACTCCTCGATGAAGCGAAATATCTACTCGAGGCCAAGACCCTCCGTGATGCTAAGAAAACCGACGGTAAGAAGCGCTCAGTTATTCGGGGTATGGCAAAGCTGGAAGATGCCCTTATGGCAGGGACAGCGAAATCCAAAGAATGTACACTTATTCTCACGGAGGGAGATTCTGCCGCTACCTCTGCAATCTCAGGCCTCAAAGAGGTCGGGCGTGAACGATGGGGTGTCTTTCCTTTGCGGGGTAAACTCCTCAATGTCCGTGATATCTCCATTCAGAAATTTAATGCGAACGAAGAGCTTACCGCAATCAAGAAGATTCTCGGCCTGGAACAGGGCAAGGTCTACAAGGATGCAGGAGAACTTCGTTATGGCCGTGTAATGGTTATGGCCGATCAGGATCACGATGGATCGCACATTAAAGGACTACTGATGAATCTATTTCACACCGAATGGCCTGGGCTACTCCGCAGTGGTCTATTGTGTACCCTTCTTACTCCGATTCTCAAGGCATCGAAGGGAAAATCCACTCTATCATTCTATTCCATTCCTGAATTCAATGCCTGGAAAGAGGCCAATTCTCTAACCGGATGGAAAATCAAATACTACAAGGGATTGGGTACTTCTACACCCGCTGAAGCTCGTGAGTGGTTTCGGGATTTACACGAGATTCAATATGAGTGGGACGACCATACAGACGAGAGCATCAACCTGGCCTTTAACAAGAAGCAGGCGGATGATCGCAAGAAGTGGCTATCGCATTATGACCCTACAAAGATGCTAATTCCCGAGGGAGGCAAGGCTCGTTATACCAGCTTTGTAAACAATGAGCTCATTCACTTCTCGAACGCTGACAATATTCGGTCTCTGCCACATATGATTGATGGGCTCAAGCCCTCTCAGCGCAAGATTCTATACAGTTGCTTCAAACGAAACTTGCGGGATGAGATTCGAGTAGCACAACTCGCAGGATATGTCTCTGAACATGCCGCATACCATCATGGTGAGGCATCACTTATGAGCACAATTATTGGAATGGCACAGAACTTCGTGGGGGCAAATAATATTAACTTGTTGAAGCCTGTAGGGCAGTTTGGCTCACGGCTACTGGGAGGGTCTGATGCGGCATCCCCCAGGTATATTCACACCTATCTCGAGGATATTGTGGCAAAAATCTTTCGCAAGGAGGATGCCTGCCTCCTGAAACACATTGATGATGATGGAGAACTCGTTGAACCCGAGTATTACCTGCCCGTTGTACCTCTCCTTGCACTCAATGGCTCGGTTGGAATTGGAACGGGATATTCCACGGATATTCCCCCATACAAACCCGATGATATCGTATGTCTCTTACGTCATCGCCTCCAGGGGTCAATTGATACTCTGGCAGACAGGCACTTAGATCCCTGGTGGTTTGGTTTCAAGGGGAAGGTTGTGCGGGCGGATGATACGAAATGGATTACGAAAGGGCTCTATGAATTTGACGATGCGAAGAAGACGGTAACTATTACGGAGCTTCCCGTCGGCACTTGGACGAAGAACTACAAGGAGTTTCTCGATACTTTGTGCGAGAATGAGGATAAGAAGTCAAAGGGAGCAAAACGGGAGGCAAAGAAAGCCGAAACGGGCTCGAAGGCATCCAAGGGTTCTCGGGCATCAAAAGACGACGTAGAACCCTGTGGAATTAAGGGCTTTGATGACTTGTACAATGATATTGATGTTCGATTCATCTTATACTTCACAGAAGATGGCTATGACCTGGTAAAAGAGGATTTGCCACGATTTGAGAAGCGATTCAAGCTTACTACATCCTGGAAGACGACGAATATGACTTGCTTTGATGCCGACTTCAATATTGTGAAGTACAAGACGGTTGGTGATTTGATGGAAGCATTCATTGAGAAGCGGTTGCCCTTGTATGAAGCGAGGCGTCTGAGTATTCTGGAGACCTTGAAGCGACAGATTGAGGAGCTGGATGCCAAGCGTCGATTCATTCAGGCAATCCTGGACGAGCGCCTCATTCTACAGAAGAAAACGGACGAGGAGATTGTAGCAGGACTACAAGCGTGTGATATTCCTCCGCTGACGAATCCTAGCGCACCCGATGAATACGATTCATATGAGTATGTTATGCGAATGCGGATTGACCGAGTAAAGAAGTCGGCAGTCATTGAGTTGGATTCTCAGATCGCAGATAAGCAGACGGAGATTGCAAGGTTAGAAGCCGAGACGGCTTCGTCACTCTGGCTGACTGATTTGAGCGAGTTTGAGGAGGCATGGAAGCGCTATTCTGAAGTACGGGTTGCGGAATCGGTGTCCGTGGCAAAATCCGATTCTGTATCAGCGAAGCCTGCTACTAAACGGAGGAAGCCTGTTGTAAAGGGATAAGTCTAAAGAATTTGAGTGTTCTATGTTATATAATAGCGCAAATGTTTGCGCACCGAATATACAAAAGACTGGATATTGCATATAATGGACATAAAATCCATGAATTTTTGTTAGAGCGCATGGCTTATCCACAATGGCATAATAATCGGCCATTTATTTCAGGCCCCAATATATGTGTGGAGTTAAATAGGTTATATAAGTATTGGAATGTCGCAAATCAGATAGAATATAGTCTGCGATATTTCATGAAACCACATACAATCCATGTGTTTGGTTCAGATGTCGATAATTTAGATAATCCATCTCTTCTTGTTCGTACTTGGTTGAATGCTAAAGAGGATAGTAATAATGTTCTTGTTACAATGGAATCGATGAAGTCACCTATTGGTGGGTCGAATGAATTGCGATATATGGAGGCTATTAATAATCGTTCATGGCAACCGGATAATTGGAATGATATTGCGAATGCTTCTGCGCTTCACCAGACACTGACTCAAACAAATAGACCGTATGAGGGATGCTGGGAGGTGAGTATTACGGGGGAATACTACATTTGAGGTTGGAATGGTAATGATCTTGTACCGGCAGATGACATATTCATCGGTTGTTGTAATGGTATGGGCATGTGTGAAATATCATTTAAGTAGTAATTGTATTGTTCAATTTCGGACATTATACGGGGTACTGACCATTTTACGACAAGTTGGTTCAGTTCATTGATTTGTCCTTCAATATCGAAAGGATTGTTTTTTCCGTACTGTAAATACATTGCACGCATTATCATTTTAAGTTCATCCACATCCTGATTATCAATAACCCATTTTTTGGGGCCACTTATACGGTAGATTTCTTTTTTCATTTCTTCCTGGATTTTGTTTGCATTGCTACGGGTAAAGAATGCGTCAGAAAGAGCTGTATGGTCCCAGTTGCCCCGGAGCATATCACTTGCGAAGGTCTTTTCGGTTTGTTTGGGATAACTGAAACCGGCCGAATCCGGTACGGGAGAACCTTCGGCGCTTGCTTGGGCATTTAGATTGACTCGGCCATTTTGGTCGCCATAACCATAGTTTGTATACGGGAGCTGGAAATCAGGAATTGGAGCACCGGCTGAGGAGGACATTCTATCCACCCCTCCGTGTTTTTTTTCTAAGTTCTGAATATAAAATGTCCTCCGTCCAGAGCTTCCTAAGACAACGCTTACCTGGTAATACTCAACTTGCTCTGCCTTCTGGTCTAAACCCTAACACTGGGCTGTATGTGTTGGTTGCTGGCCCTGGCAACTATGTCGGCAACTACCCTAATGGCGTTGGCTATGTAACAACATTAGGTTATGCTGCTAATAACCAGTCTATATTACCAGCAGGTGCACTAACCGGAGCAGTCATCCGTGATATGGGCAAGACTATCTTTGCAAGTGCATCTTCTTCTAATAGCCAGACATCAACTCCTACCGATCTAGGCACTCCTGGTTGGTGGCGTGAGATTCAGGTGCTGTTCCCTTCAAACGTAGCCAATGCTACAGCCTCTTCTCCCTTTGGTGTTGGTATCGGCGCTAGTAATGTCGGCAATTTTGGTACACTGGGTGGAACATATCCTGCTGGTAACCCTGCCGATGATGGCTATGGTACTTTCTATATACCGATAGTGGTCAATGGTGTTTTCCCTGGTCCCAGCACTGGCAGTAATGTTGTTACACCAACTCTTGCCAACTCCCAGCTCACATCTGTATTTGGCGGTGTACTATAAACATACTGTATTATATACGTGTATTGTTTTATTTTTTTTACAATAATTTAGTATTTTGTAAATATTTTATTATTTCTTAGAATAGAATGTTCAATGTATATCTTTTAATCTATGTTGTTGTTGCAATTGTATCTGTTGGTGGTGGAGGATACTATTTATTTTCAAATCGTCAATCTACAAGCGGAGTCTTGTATTTAATTGGTTCAATTGCAGTGTTTACGGTGTATGGGCTGAAATGGTTTTCAGAAAACTCCCTATTTGCTCAAACTCCGGGTCCGTGGCCTCCTAATATAAATACTTGTCCAGACTATCTAACATATTATAAGCGCACAATAGATGATGTTTCAAAACAGAATACATGTATTGATATGATTGGTGTGAGCAAAAATGGAGTATTGACAAAATTTCCAAGTAGTGGTACTCCTCCAACAACTGATAGTTATTATTTCAATTTAATGTCGCCAATTACAAATCCATTATTACACAGATCTGAATTATGTGCACTGGCTATAAGTAAGGGTTTAACTTGGGAGGGAATAACAAATGGTGAGGGATGCGCTAGTGGCACGGGTTCGACTGTGGCTACAGCTGGATGCTCAACCGCATAGTTATTTATTCTGATTCGTTTTAGCGGTTGTATTTACATATCTTCCATATCTATTCCGAGAAGCATAAGCTTCTCAACACGCTTAGGATGCCAGACAACCATCATCAATTCTTCTTGAATAATACGACACCTTTTACGAATACGGTCTCTTGATAATGATTCACGCATTTTTATAATAAACTCCTCCATTGATTCATTTGCATGGTCAATAACTGGCAGGAAATTTTTTGGTGTACCTAGCCATTTTAATCCGTCAGGAAGATCTGGTAGTGTAGATAAACGATTATCGGATACACTTAGAAATTCAAGTGTGCTAGGAAGTGGAGGTAGTTCTGCTATGAGATTTGAGCTACACCATAATTCTTTAAGATTTGCTGGAAGACGGGGTAATGCAGTGAGTAAATTATTGACACAGCATAATTTTGTAATACCGTAGGGAAGAGGTGGTAATGAATCAAATGACTGTAGTCCAAGGCAGTTAAGATTTAATACTCCCTCCTTCCAATCTTGGATGCGCTGAATTGCTGTTTGCACTTTCTTGCAATTTTTTGCGCACTTTTTCCCAAAAAGTGCTAAGATCAAATTTTATCTGCGTAAAATCCCGTAAAAAGAAACCTCCGACACAATTGGAGCATTCATAGTTCAGCGGTAGAATGCCACCCTTCCAAGGTGGCGACACGGGTTCGACTCCCGTTGAATGCAAACCATCCAATATTATTTTTAGATTGAACATAAATCTAAAATTAATATCTAAAGACAGTACCCTATATAATCATAATTATGGTTCGTACAAGTTTGCCAGAAAAGGAAACTACGTGCCTACATCCAGAAATTGAACAAGCCATGATAAAATGGCTACATACTCGTTCACACCCCGCATTCTTGTTAATTGGTTCACCAGGTGTTGGGAAAACAACCATGGCATACCGAGTATGTAAGCAAGCCAAATACTGGGTACAAGAATTTAATGCAAGTCATACTCGTACCGGCTCTTCATTTCGTCAAACAATTATGCCATTACTCACAGCCACAGGAGTCAGTAAATGGATTCATCCAAGTACTCCCAATGGGCGAGCGATTTTACTCGATGAAATGGATGGTCTTTCGCAGGGGGAAAAAGGTGGTCTTCAAGAATTACTTGACTATTTAAAATCAAAACGGAACTTTGCCAATGATTGCCCACTAATCCTAATTTGTAATATTCTGGAAGGCCGTATAATGCAACAACTTCTAAAATACTGCTGTGTTCAGTATGTGAATATGCCAAAAAGGGATAAATTGGTTGAATTCTTCAAAAAAGATATTTCGGATGATCTTTATAAACTAGGAGATATTCGCAAAGTGTCGCAGAGTTTATATTATTCTGATAAATCCTCTGCACAAGTATTGGCAAAAGAAGAATTATCTGAAAAAAATATTCACGTTGCAATTCGTGCCGCTTGGTTTACATTGTTTGAAAATTGGAGCGAAAATGATGAACTCAGTCTTGAAACAAAGGATGCAAATATTGCAGGTCTATTATTTCACCAAAATCTACCTCTATTTTTGAAGAAAACACCGTTTGAAGTATATGAGGATATACTCGAATACATTCGATGGAGTGACCGAGCAGACTTCTGGGCATTCTTTCATCAATGCTGGAATCTACTACCACTGTCCTACAATCTGAAACTCAAATATCCAAATATATACTTACAACAATTTGAGAAACCCACTACTATTCCCGAACCCCAAGACTTACAATATACTCTTGTTCTAACTAAACAATCTGCTCTTTTCAATGCCTGGAAGGAAATGAATCGCATTTCCAATGAGAATTCCATACCTTTTCGATGTGTAACACAATGGGCTACGCATCAAACAGGGAAACTGTATGATACTCTTGGTGTCAAACTGGAATCTCAGAATTTAATTGTAGAATCTTCAGAGGCTTTACCCGCCCAATCCTCTGTGCTGAGTGGATTAAAATCTGCTTCAACTCGTAAACCGGCAACTCGTGGAAAAAAACTAAATGCGAAGTAGCCTCCAATGACACACCCCGTATTAGCTCAATATTTGAAATAAATAGAACATTTGTTTCTCCTTCCTGATAATTTTTTATTGTTTTTAGCAGTAAAAAATGATTACTCTCAATCCTTTCAGCTTTAATTCCGAGTTTATTAATCTCTTCGAATAACTGATAATATATATTATCAAATGAAGAATATACTATAAACTTACCGCCGGTTTTATTTGATTTCAATAAATCGAGAAATATTTCTATTTTATTCCGAATCTTTACTTTTTGTTCTGCGGATAATGAGATTAGACAACTAATATTACCAGTGGTTAAAATTTCTCTGCATGTTGGGCATTTTTGATTTAAGAGTGTATTTTTCAATAAACACTTTGCACAGAATATATTATAGCAACATTTGACAATTGTTGGATATTCACATTTATCAAAACAAATAATGCAATCATTTTCCTCGGATTTCCTTTTAATAACATTTTGCTTTGATTCGGGTTGTACCGCACGATATTCATCCAGTGATTTGAATTCGATTCCAAGCGCTTGAAATAAATTTGGGATTTTCTCAGATACTATATTCGGCTCCATGTTCCTTGCTAAATAATAGCTCGTTAGTGAATTTAACGTGAGATTTGGACGGCACTGAAATACTTCCGTGGATATACTCGGTAGTTGTAGGCTTGTCTGTATATACTCATTGGAATTCCTTAAAATGATAGAGCCCCTGTTTTTATGGAAAAATGGAATATAATCCCTTAGAAATACAGAGGATACTAGATTTCCCTCATAATGGGATTGTACACTGTCTAGGAGCCATCGCTCCAAATCTGGATGCAGACCTACACGCTCCTTTAGATAATACAGGCTATTTTTTGATATAGAGGGATTCTTAAACAGCAGGGGAATCCAATTATTTGTTATTAGCCATAAAAACTGGAAATTTAGGGGTGGATCCGATGAATTAATATATATTGAGGATGCTTCATCTATACAAATATTATTCCATTGAATTCCATGCGTATTGGCATAATCATTCACGAATTTATAGCATTTATTTGTCGTTAATACAAATGAACTATTAATCATTGATTGCGCTAAATCTGTTCCCCGCAGGGGTCGCTTTGTTTCAATCGGAACATACTCTAAGTTTGTATGATGCATTATTTCGTGCCTCCATTGGCCAAATAGACTGTGTGGAACAATAATGAGATTGGTACTCGATGCGTCGGACAATGTATTGATTTCGTGTGAAAAGAAGTACTTTGATGAATTATTTGTCAATTCACTGGTCATTCGGGGGAATGTGGATACATGCGATGCTAAATATGCTAATGTTGTTAGACTTTTTCCTGACCCTGGCGAGTCTCCAATTATTCCAATCTTTCCATTAATTGCCTGGTTTCCTAATAGGAATCCTCTTGTCATTTTATCCCGATACAAATGCATTCCATTAACCATAGTGGCCTGATGCGGAAATAATTTTGTCTTAATTACAGATACTTGTGTGTGTGTTTGTGTATTTGTCTTTGAAGGAGCTAATGTACCACAATATGCATCATTTAGAACCGACAACTTCTCAAATAGAAAACCATCCGCCATATCACTTTACTTATTAAGAAGTAAATTATGCATATCTTTAGGCGGGTACTATAAGTCTGGATTCGCTTAGGATTATATAGTTGCAATAAAATCTCTTATTGTCGCTTCTTTTACAATGTCTTCCAGACGAAGTGATGTTAGTTTAAATTTAGAATTCTTACTGCTATTATGCTCCTCTCGTAGTTGATACTTATCCACAGTATTGTCGCTGTGGCACATAACAAGAATTGTTTTTCTCGGATCGAGTTGAATCATTGGATATTTATAGTTATCTAAGAATGACTTCTCTTCGGCCATTGTTACATACTCATCATATTTGTGGCTATTTGAATAGCTTTTACGCCATCCCATTGTGCCATTTGTTGCATGGTTATTATCATATGACCCCATTGAATATATTTGGCGAGTATCCGTAAAATAGAGTAGCATTTCGGAGGATCCGACCAAATCCACTTTGGGATGTTTCTTAAATGCTTTTACGACTGTTTCCACTCGTTCGGGTGGATAATAATCATCATCGTCCATTGCAACAATGATTTGACCTTGGGCTTCTTTATTGAGAATGTTTCGTTTTTCGCCTAGCCGCATTTTCTCATCCTTGTAAATATACCGAATATTCGGGATTGTTTTGGATGCCTCCTCAAATAAATCCTCTACCTTCTGTCGCCCATCGTCCACAATAATCCACTCCATTTGGTCTTTTGGGAATGTCTGATTCTTATATATCTCAATCAAGTTTGGAATGAATTTGCGCCGATTGTATGTGGGGGTGACCACGGACACTTCAATTGGCATCTTAATTATTTGGGGGTTTCAGTGTTTAGGTTTTGATTTATGGGTATTGTTGTTTCTGTTGCCTTTGGTGTTGCCTCTGGTGGAGGCAATACCTTTGGCTGTGCACTAAGTACATATTCAACACTCTCTTTCGCTTTCTCTATCGCTTCCGTAAACGGTGCCATATTTTGCACTGCATCAAACCCCTTAAATGATTTCACTAATGTATCCCAGTAGTTGTCCTTGATTTTAGGTAAATGCTGTCGGCCAATTTCTGATTTAGGATAGGTAAATGGATAAAGGAAAAAAGCCCCTAAAGCCGTTGTAGGCTGATGGGTTGTTATAGGTAATAAAGTAAATATTCTTGGCATTATATATTGTTTGGGACCATTTGACATATTATTAACAAAATAACTATATCCTCCTTTTAATAAGTAAAATATACCTATTAAAATTGTAATAAATGGTAGAGTATAGCATAATAGAAATGTAAAAATAAAGAAAATAATCCGAATAGGCACAGAATACACAATCATATCATTTGCAATAATCATTGCAATCATAAGCGCAAAAAAAGGATTGATTACTTGCTTCAAAATATACCAGGTCTGTGATCCAACCTTTGCAAAAATTCGTTTAGCACTGAATGTATTAGGATCACCATACTCTTCCGTAGCTTTTGCATCTGCTTCCTCTTTTGCTTTTTGCTCCTTTTTTTGTTTCTGTTCTTCAGCAATTTGTTTTTGTTGCTCTGCAAAAGCGTTTGCTTTCGGATCTGTTACTGCATTTTGAACATTATACCAGACTTTATTTGTCAGATTTGTAAATAAAGAAGTTGCCATTCTAAGACCACAGTGGAATTTATTAGATGATAAATATCCCCCAAATTACAGTGCATATTTGAGCCCACCTGTACCACCTGCAATATTTACCCAATTCAAATTCTCCACATATACCGTTATATTATACTGATAGAAGCTATTTGCAGGCAATGGAAAGACGTCCAAATCCATCTGAAACAGTTTAATACGACTACTATTCAATGTTCCATCAGGTTGTGTAGTTGGCGAATGAAGACCAAATGGATACACTAATATCTCAGGATCAGGTGTACCTGTCAAATACTTCCACGGAACTACTTGTGTAAAGTACTCAAATGATTTCTGTTCCTGCAGCGGATTACCATCACCTAGAACAGCGAGTGTCCGCATAATCGAACGTTGACCATTGAGGACTTGAACACCGGTTGCAGATGTGAGGTTTACATTTGGTGGCCATCCAGATGTAATAGGCAATCCAGATGAAATAGATGTTCCTGACGGAATAAAGGGAGGCTGTCTAGGATCCAGCCAATTCGTGAAATTATTTGACTGATTCCTGTATTGAAGTGAATCCGTTCGCATTGGTACAACGATTAAGCGCTCAATTGGATTATGTGTATCCAATTCTACAATTTGTCTTGATGTCAGCGACTGAAATATATAGGGTGTTACTTGTCTCACCAAATATTGAAGAGGCGACGAGGAGAATTGGTTTCTCTCTTCATCCGTTAAATAAATGTAGGTCATTTCAATCCTCGGATTCAGTGGCCAGGTATTTATGAGGGGATTTGGTGTACCAATATCCGTTAAAAAATTATTGATTGCGACATCGGATATACTTCCAACGGAAGTATAATAGACATTTTGAGGCTGTAGGGTAATTGGAGCACCACCAAATTGATATCCTGGGGCAACCTGATATCCATTTATATCGAGAACCCTGTATAATTGATTAATCGGTCTCAATGTAATCTGAATCTCGCACTCCTGGTATTGCAGGGATACTAATGGAAGTGATTCAAATGTAGATTCCGAAAACCAAAATGGTAGCGGGACTTGCAGGGTTCTCCCCGCAATCGAAGGGCGATTTGCGTTTGCAGGTGTTGTCGTTGATTCGTTATACCCGTTATTATTATACACGAGAGGATATCCTGTGGATGTTGAGCCACCGCCATATAGACCATTTGCAGGATCATATAAATCTGGAATATTCCCTACAAGTCTAGACCATTTCTGAAATGAGCGAGTGTCCAAATCGCATTGCGCTTTTGTTATTAAGTAGGTACTGTCAAATTCCTGAATCTTTTGACCAGCAATATAAAATCCAACACTCTGAATAATTTGGCAACCAATGTAATTCACCCATGCAAAGTTGTATTGGGATTGCCTATTTGGAACAGGTGGATTATTCAAGTCAATCCATTTACAGTATATATCAGGTAAATCAAATACAAAGTATAAATCCCTGACAAGATCCGCAATCCGCTGAATTTTGAGTCGCACTTGAATAGGTTGGTCATACGATAAGTCCTGTGGGCCATCCATTGAGAATGTTACGGATTCCTCGGCAAAATGTGCATATTTCTTATAGCCCTTGTAAAAGTAGGTGAAATCGGGATTTCCACTTAGAAGTACATTCTGCGCTCCGTAGGCTACAAGTGCGTAAAGACCACCTCCTGGCATTGCTAGTTTTGTTTAAGTTAATATATATGCCCTTTAGACACCTAAATCAATGAATACTAGAACCATAATATAATTGGTTATATTATGGTTACAGTACATTGTGCGCACCAGTCAGACTTTTTTGGCTTATTCAGTAGTGTTCTTGTTGCAGCACTTGATGCCATCTACTTATTATATAGGAAAATCTAGTATCCTTGGTTCCACCATGTATCATCTAGATATGGTGGCATGTTTCCAGTTGTCTGAGTTGATGCTAATTTAGAGGATGGGCCTTTATTCATTAACTGCTGAATCTCCGCATAGCATAGTGCGTAGCTAAAATAGGTTAAGCGACTGAGCTGCCCTGATGCCGCACCATTTACGATAAATCCTGATGGGACTGCAGTTGAATCATCAACAGAGGGCACTGTTGAATGATTTAAAGATACAATACGCTGACTGAAACAAATGATATCCTCATAGTTTTGATAGGGAACATATCCGTTAAAGGACATTTTATTTGCGATATTTCCATTTATAAAAACGAGGAGTGCATCATTTTCACAGACAAGTGCTATATGAACCCATTTACCAATAGGAATATTTTCTATATCTACATAATTATTCCATGTCTTATAGGTATTCATGTAAATACGGAGTTTATTCGTATTAGAATGCATATAAACGCCGGGTGATAATAATGGGAATTGGGATGGGTATCCTTTGTGAAATATATGGAGTAGGCCAGCTGTAGTATTTGCAGAATTGAATGAAGTTGGACTGACATTTAAGTAAAATGAGTATGTAAATTCAATACCACTCGGTTCATTATTAGATAGACTTATTGGTATGGAGCCCTGTACATTTGGATTTTGGGAAATTGTAATTGTTTTATCTTGTATATTATAAGTATCTGCTAAAAGAATAGTTCTATTGAGAGATAGTCTATTAATGTATGTGTACATTATTTGGACAAATAGTAATGCAAGATACAATGCAACAACAAGAGCTAATCCAAATAATACCTGTGGAATAATACCGGAATTTGTTTGCTGATTTCGTCGGTTGTTCTCCATCTATTTCCTTTTATTAATTTGTATTATTAATTTGTATTATTAATTTGTATTATTCTGGCTCTATTATTCGGGCTCTATTATTCTGGCTCTATTAACGAGTAGTTGTAATTGAAATACTGACATTTGGAGCAAATGTAGAAGTTATCCACTGCCAAATACCTGTTACTGGCTCTGGTCCAGCCATATAGGCTTTATAGACTTGTTCGGGATTTTGTGCGTAATCATACATCATTGTCGTAGAGATTTGTCCGATCACTCCAAGATTTTGTGATGCAACTGATTCAATGCCCTTGTTCAGTAGGTATGCATTATATCCTCCATCCACCTTATAAAAGTTAGGTAAAACCGTAGATTGCGATAATTTACCATCCAGATATACATCAACTGTTTTTCCATTTACAGCTACGGTTATATGTACCCATCTTTGTAGGTCTATTTGAGGTAAAGTACAAGGGGACGTGACGGATGTTACTATATCACCAAATGTATGCTTCAACTCTCCTTCGTTATTACCATTAGTATTTGATAGCTTTGCGGCAGGTGCCATACAACTAGATACATATTGTGCAGGGTTACTGGTATTAGTTGTAAAATTTACATTTAATGTCGGAGACTGTGCACCTAGATAAACCCGAATAGTATCAAAAGATGTACCACCAATTCTTAAAATTGGTTTATTGTACTGATTGTTCCAGCTATTTACATAAATCCATGTAGAAAATGTAAATTCTCCGCCTTCATATAGAACTGGTAGGTTTGAAGAGGCAATTGCTGCAATACTATTAGAAGTTGGTTGAGATTTAGATATTAGTGTATAACTACTTCCGTATGAATACCCAAATAGATATCGATATAAATAATATAAACCAATTAGACCTGCAACAACAATGAGAACCGGAATTAGTCTTGATACTGGAGATGAATTGTTTGCCGCTTGCATTATTCTGACAAATACAAGGATATTCCATTGAGGGATTTATTAGGCATAAGGTGTTTTCCATTGAAGGAGATTATTATCAGGTGGTTTTGTTATAGGATTACATGGTAATCCGGGGGGACATTGTGCAAATAGATTTAATCCTGGAAGACTGATATCAATCTGATTTGCCTCAAGTACCTTATTATTTGTATCCACATATCGAATACGGGTACTTTCTACTACATTTGGGCTGAGACGGGTACTATTAATGATAATGTGAATAACGGAACCATTTAGGCCTGTATTGCCAATTGCCAGAGGGCTACTAATTACAACCGGATAGTATTCCAATCGATCTGATGCTACAATCTTATTGTCATAAATAATATCAAATCTGCGGCCATCCCGTAGAATTGCTATGAAAACCCATTTCTGCTTCGGTATCGGAGGTAGTGGTATAATTTCGTATTTGAAGGTTCCACTATTTGTATATACTCGTAGTTGTGCTGAATTTGTATTTGGACTCGTGTTTGTCGATGCTATTTCCAAAAACCAATTATTTTCAACTTGTAGAATCGGTGTAAAATTCTGTGAATAATTTAATGTCCTGTTGCCATCTTGTATATTAAAGAATCCCATTACAGTTGAACCTGATGATGCGAGAATATTTTTCTGAGTTACATCAGCATTATATATATCAATCTTTTCATTGAGTCGAGTCATCTTTTGTAATATATCCATATTTCCTGGGCCTTGATATATATAATATACTACAATGTAAATAGTAACAAGTAATAATATTATACCAAATATTATATTTGCTATAAGCATCCCTAACATTATATTCCATTATTTATTATAAGCATAGGCTGAGATCTACTAGGATGATGGACCTACTATAGATGTTGGAGTCATCATTCGGGATGCATAATCAAGTACATCACCTGCCTGCGCCAGTCCTACAGCATTTCCAGCTGCGGATGCAGCCGCTGAAAGAGAGCTAGCAGCACACGATGAAGATGATGTCATCGGAGATGCTCCAAATGCAGATGCAGAAGGCAGTGCAGGGGTAGCATACCGAATTTCGGATGTTGTTAAAATTCTTGGCCAAATCTTGAGATTTTTAAGAATAGCGATAGTTGCCTCTTGTCCAGAAGCTATCATAATATTGCCCGTTACACTTGCAGGAACTGCAGGGAATACTCGTGTTCCCACAAGTTCACCATTTAAATATACTTCAAGTGCTTGTTGCATTACAACAATTCCAATACGAAATGGCTGTTGGACAGGTGCATTTCGTATAATAACATCCTGTTGATGAGTATTACTATCCAAAACAGATACTATAAGGTCATTTGTATCAGGTTGTAATGCAATTGCTAAATTATAAGTAGACATAAGGCCTATTAGTGTTGATCCTGTCGGTGTTTGACGCATTGTTGCACCCCGACTAAAAAGGAGCCTTGGACGTGTGGCAAATTGCAATGGATTTTGAATAAACATATCAAGATTCATTGTGTATCCAAAGGATAAATTACTGATTGTCCCCAAACTACTATTCTCGATAGTTCCTGCACTTGTTGTATTCCAAAATAGTGAACCATCATCATATCCTGGGATAGGTATTATACCGGAAGTACCAGGACGTAATCGAAAGATTGGTGTAATAAAGAAATGAATAAATATCAATATAATTAGTATTACAATAATTATGGCCAGAATATAGGCTATAATTCTGTAGATTGAACTAGGTTGAATATTTGTCTTGTTTACAGTCGGTGTTTTATTAAAGAATTGGACAGGTTTCGATGTATTTGGTTGTGCAGTAGCCATTCCAGTTAGGTATTGTCCAATACTTGCAGGAGTGAACGTACTCATTCTATCGTTCTGTACCATTTTCTAATTTGTTAATTTATACCCTTGAAGAGATATCTAAGAGTATGTAAATAAATTCATTTATAATCGGCTAATAGCCCAAATAACACCACCGACTCCTCCAAGTACTACCGTACCCGTAAGAAATCCCCGTACAAATGAACGATAATCCACTTCATTCATATCCTCCTTTGTCCAAACTGGAGAACGGTTTCGTTGTCCGAGACGTTCATAGTACTTTACAATATCAGATTCTAACCATTCTGGTTTTCCAAGCATTTTATTTACCGTATTATGGATATCAATTGTCCATTTTAATAAGTCCTTGCGGGAATCTAGATAAGGCGTTAGTGGGTTTTTATCGAGATTCTCCTTGTAATGCTGACGGCATATAGAGCATGGAATTAAATGTGCCAATGATTCATAAAACTCCTTTGCACATTTTTTATCAGTATATGTTGGATTTTTCGGATAGCCTAATGCAACAATATGAATTGTATGCCAGAAAAAAGGACCCCATACATTCGGAGGGAACTGCATTACTAATGCACTTTTTTAAAAAAGTGCAAAAAAAAGTGCAAAATCCAAGAATAGATTCAACAGTCTAAAAAGCACCAATTATGTATAGTTAAAGAATTATATTCAAAAATGAATGTAACAAATAGCAGTACTACTAATACCAGTAATACTAACAATAATACTAACAATAATAGCAGTAACAATAATAACAGTAACAGTAATGGTCGTCTATCACACTGTACAAATTGTGGCCTTTCAGGCCATATCTTTCGCCATTGCTTATCACCAGTTACAAGTTATGGACTCATAGCAATTCGGTATCTACAAGACAAACACTCAAAGTCCCTCTTTTCAAAATCAGTTCAAATTAATAATGGTAGTGATAATATTCAATATCTTTTGATTCAGCGAAAAGATTCACTATCATTCATTGAGTTTATTCGGGGTAAATACAATCCTGCGGATGAGGATTACATTGTTCGCTTAATAAATGGTATGACACAGACAGAACAGGCATTACTCCTCATAAAAACCTTTGAAGAACTATGGTGTGGAGTATGGGGTGAAAATATCGAGAATTCAATTGTCAAAGCCTCTAAGACTCACAAAAATGATTATGATTCCTCTGCAAAGAAATTTATTCAAATAAAACCAAAATTAACTCAACTTCTTCATGAGAATCCCAGCAGATGGATTGAACCCGAATGGGGATTTCCCAAGGGTCGTAGGAATCCATACGAATCAGATATTAATTGTGCTATACGGGAATTTCAGGAGGAAACTGCTCTAAAGCGTAGTGATTTTACTGTAATTCAAAATACAGCTCCTATTTCAGAGACATTTTTTGGTTCGAATCATGTGCATTATTGCCATAAATACTACATTGCTGTTTGCAACAAAGATGTAGAAGTTAAAATGAATTTGGAACACCCGATGATGTCCAAGGAGATTGGAGGCATTCAATGGTGTTCATTAGATGAGGCCATTTCCAAGATTCGTCCGGATAATGTCGAGAAACGGGAAATATTGCTGAAAGCTGGTAAAATTATGAGGAACTTTCATCCTGTACAGACAAATGAAATGATGCGGTACCGTTGATTTTGCGGATGCAAAATCAAGCTATACGCTCAGGCGGGTACCGTTAAGACACTCAGGCGGGTACTGTTAAGACGCTCAGGCGGGTACCGTTAAGACGCTCAGGCGGGTACCGTTGATTTTGCGGATGCATTTAAGTGAGTACATAGTACTGAAATATTGTACTCTATAAATAGCAGATGTCTCAAAATGAGCTTGAGGTAATTCCTAAATCAGGAGAGGCACCCGTTGCAGAAGTTGCAAATGAATCACCCGCAGCAACTGCAAATGAATCACCCGCAGCAACTGCAAATGAATCACCCACAGCAACTGTAAATGAATCGTCTGCAACAACTGCAAATGAATCACCCGCAACAAGCGAAAATGAATCACCTGCAGCAACCGAAAATGAATCGCCTGCAGTAACCGAAAATGAATCGCCTACAGCAACAGCAACAACCGCAACAACTAAAAATGAATCGCCCGCAACAACTGTAAATGAATCACCCGCAGCAAGCGGAAATGAATCACCTGCAACAACTGTAAATGAATCGCTTGCAACAACTGCAAATGAATCGCTTGCAACAAGCGAAAATGAATCACCTGCAGTAACCGAAAATGAATCACCTCAAAATACCATATTCGAATCCATGACCAATGAAGAGCTTGAAGAACTCTGGAATACAACCGTTGATTTCACAGAACGGGATCGAATACTTGAAGAACTACAACGACGAGACCTTTTTCCATCCGCATCTCTCACCCGCTGGGAATTAGAAACAGGAGCCTATCCTGATGTCCGAGACCCTGAGTTCCTCCAAAAACTACTCGCAAAGAGAGAATTTGCCGAATCCTTACAATCAACTTGGAAGCCCCGTACCGATCCCTGTGAGGATAATACTACTTTCGAAGTAACTCCAGTTCAACGATTTGTAGCAAATTTTATGTCTCCCAAAACACCCTACATGTCAGCCCTCCTATTTCACGGAGTCGGCGTTGGTAAGACCTGTGCTGGAGTTCAGATTATTGAAGGCTGGCTTGAGTCATATCCCCGCAATGAAGTGTTTCTTGTAGCACCACCCACAATCCAGCAAGGCTTCTTCCGCACAATTTTTGATATATCCAAAGTTATTATCGGTGAAGGCACAGAACCAAATTCGGCCTCACAATGTACTGGTGTAACATATATGCGGTTAACAAATACACTTTACGAACGGGATCCCGCAAAAATAGACCGAGTCGTCAATAAACTCATTCGCAGACGCTATAAGGTTTTCGGCTATATCTCATTCGCTAATTTCATACGGGATACACTGAAAGGAATTCCTACATCTGCATCCGAAGAGCTAAAACAGGAGCTCAAAAAGAAGTACATACGAGCCAAATTCAGCGGGAAACTACTTGTTATTGATGAAGCCCACAATTTAAGAGATATAGTGGATGAAACGGATGAAGAGGACACGGCATATACGGGAGGAAAAGCCGAAAAGGGTGATGCAGTCGGTGGAAAGATTCTAACACCATATCTACGGGATGTTCTCCAGTATTCCGAGGGTATGAAGTTCTGTGCTCTTACTGCTACACCAATGTACAATACATACAAAGAAATTATCTTTATGCTAAATCTATTACTATTAAATGATAAACAGGCAACAATCACAGAAGCCGATATATTTAATAAAGACGGTGGAATAACGGATGGTGGTAAAAAGAAACTATCCTACATATCCCAGCGCTATGTCAGCTTTATGCGGGGCGAAAATCCCATTTCATTCCCTGTACGATTATTCCCCGAGAACGCACCCATTCTTACCTCGTACCCCTCCTTGAATCCTCGGGGTGCCCCGATTCCAGGCGCCGATCTGACATACTATGAACGTTTACCACTTGTGCCAATTACACTAGGAGGCGATGTACTTAAAGCAACCGTTGCCTTCATGAATGCCCTACCTCCAGGACGGGGTCTTAATCCGATTATGCTTGAGAAACTGGTACACGCAGGAAATTTCATTGTTCCAGCAACTGCAGACACAGAGGGCGATACGATTGAAGCATTCCGAGAACGAACCGATGTGAATGGGCTTCTACAGGTCTTTACACGGGAGAGTACAGGCGGCGAAGTGCGCTACAGAGCGAAGAGTGATGCAAAATGGCTCGCTGTCGGTGAATTAGCCCAGTATAGTCCAAAGTTCCAGTTCCTCATCAACCGCATTCGATCAGCAGAAGGGTGTATCTTTGCCTATACCCGTTTTGTTGGAGCGGGTGCATTACCCCTCGCACTCGCTCTTGAGGCAAACGGCTACAGTGCATATGGTCGTAAAACGGGACTACTCGCAAATGGCATCCAGGCACCTGGCGGGAAACAGTGTGCACTATGTCCCAGAAAGGAGAAGGAGCACGGTAGCTCCAATCACCAGTTTACACCCGCATACTATGGAATCCTAACAGGTGATATAGCGATTTCACCCCGCAATGAACAAACGATTCGGGCACAGAGGGAGTTCGATAATTCAGATGGAGGGAAAATGAAAATAATTATTGGGTCACAGATTGCAGGCGAGGGTGTGGATTTACGCTTTGTGCGGGAGACGCATGTAATTGACTCCTGGTTTCACTTGAATCGCACCGAGCAGATTCTGGGTCGAGCTATTCGCTTTCTGTCGCATTGTGCACTCCCTAAAGAAAAACGCAATAACACTGTATATTTATACGCTGCACAACTGCCAGGTGAGGGCGCAACCATAAAGGAAACCGCTGATTTGTACAGTTATCGCATTGGTTTCAAAAAAGCCGTTCTTGTTGGTCGGGTTACACGGGAGATGAAACAATCTGCAGTGGACTGTAATTTAAACAAAAATGCAATTATTATTCGTGGTCAAGATCCTGTGGTCGAAATTGATGCACAGGGCAAAGAACGACGGGATGTAGATATTAATGATATGCCATTTACAGCAGTATGCGACTGGATTGAGACCTGTGAATATGAATGCAAACCCAAAATTAATATCAAAGACTTGACACTCGATGATTCCACATATGATGAATTCTCTGCTCGGTGGCGAGTGAATAAAATGAAAGAGCGTCTTCGTTCATTATTTGATGAACAGGCCTTCTATCAATCGGAAGATCTTTGGAACTTGTTTTCGGATATTCCTCGGTTGGCAACGGTTGATTTGCTTACAGATGTAATTGATAATAAGAACTTTCAAGTATCTCACAATGGCCTCAAAGGATATATTCGGTATTGTAATGGATATTATATATTTCAGCCGAATGTGTATGCAGATTTGACAATTCCTCTGGCAATCCGTGTTGCCAAATTTCCTATTAAGCGGGATTTATTCGCTCCAGTTCAATATGAGATGCCTGAAATAACGGATGAATCAGCGAGTGATAAGGTAGATACAATTGAGACAATCGAGGGAATATGGACTGCAATTGATGACTGGGTAGAACACCTATCACGATCAGAGCGATATATTACACCCCCCGTAGAAATTGACCAAAGAATATCTGAGATTTCGGGGGATGATGTGGAAGTTACTGAGAAATATCGACAAATCATCGAAATGGTTGAGTGGTTTCATAAATCGGTTCAGGCATCGCCACAAAAGAATATGGACGCATTTCGAAAAGCGCTCATATTCTATTTTTGGGATGAATGGCTGACACTTGAGGAGAAGAAATTCCTGGTATATTCCACGGATTTGAATGTGCTTGAGTGTATTCAAGAAAATCGATTCATGCTGGGTAGAATCCTCGTCAATAGATTTTTAAATCCTAAAAATGGTGAAGTTGAATACATGTGCGAGGGTGGTGTTGGATGTGTAAAAGCGGTTGTGGACGAAATCGGACGAACAAAGACAGAACCAATACAGGCATTTAAAATAAATAAGAAAACAACGGGTGAACTATATGGGTTTATTGTCCCCAAAAACGGTGATATTGTATTTAAAACGGGAGAACCGCCTAGTGAATCGACAACCAAAGTCGGACGAGGAAAAGAGTGCGGAAATGTATCGAATATGACGGGACATATTGCGAATCTCGTTATGATTGGTGATATTCTTAAATCGGCTGGAAAGTCCGATTTTGATCTAAATCGTGGAGTTATTGTTGGGTCTCGCAGAATAAAGAATTCAACACGGGCATGTACTCTAATGGACTTTCTTATTCGGTATATGGATGCGGACAAGGTTCTAGGAAAGCGATGGTTTTTCCGACCTGTTTCTGCATTTTACACAGGACATAGGGGACTCTTCAGAAAGCGGTAATGGAGTGCAGAGTGCAATAAATTTGAATAGAAAGCTTAAACTAATATTAGTAATAGTAATACAAGAATGGAAACCACCGCTTTCTTTGAGAAGAAGATTAATCTTACGCCTTCGGACTTTAATAAAGTGAAAACTAATTCTATTGAAGACCTGCTATTTGCCAAGTCCAAGAATCTTATGGAGAATAAATGCTCAGAACAAGGTTTTGTTCTTCCCGGCTCTGTGAAACTCATTTCCCGTTCAATGGGATATTTTGAACAAGGGCGTTTTACAGGCGATGCAGTGTATTATGTAAAGCTGGAGGGAACGGTTGTATATCCTGCTGATAGTATTCGGGTTATTGGTGAAGTTATTCGAAAGAACAAAATGGGACTCTATGTTGATTACCGCAAAGCAATTCGAATTCAAGTTCCTCGGGATTTGCACATTGGAAACATGGAGTATGATTCTGTTGATGTGGGAGATACGATTGAAGTCGAACTGAAGCGGTCTAAGTTCCAAATTAATGACCCCTATATCCTTGCAAGTGGTATATTTGTGTCGGTACATTCTGAGACTGGTGCAAATACTGGAACTGGAAAAGTAGAACAAGCGATTGCAGTGGGTGCTGTAGGTGCTGTAGGCGCAGAGAGCGCAGAGAGTGCAGAGAGCGCAGAGAGTGCAGAGAGCGCAGAGAGTGCAGAGAGCGCAGAGAGTGCAGAGAGTGCAGAGGGTGAAGAAGAGGATAAGGAAGAGGAAGAGGAAGCAGAGGAAGCAGACGAGTCCGAAGCAGAGGAGTCCGAAGCAGAGGAAGCAGAAGACAATGAAGCCCTTCAAGAATAATAAAAATGCGTACAATATATAATATCGATATCTATACGGAATTAGAGATGACTTCTTACGAAGACCGTAAAAGACTATTTGAAAATATTAAAATGCTGGTTAAACCCGAACAAGAGGAAGTGTTTCGATTAATAAAGAAAACAAAAGAGAACTATACTGAAAACTCCAACGGTATATTTTTTGATTTATCATCAATATCCGATGAGGCAATTCAAAATATTCATGAGTATATCAATTTCTGTTTGAAGACACGACAGGAACACGAGTGTAGATTAAAAGAGCTTGAAACTATTCGTATTCAGAATGAACACTATTTAAATGAAGATGATATAACATCTTCTAGTACAAATAGTAAAATTGACACCAAGAACTTAAATAATTAAGACAGTTTATATTTAAAATGACGACTCCTCACAAACAATATCAGAATGTCAGCTACAAAGAGCTTCTTGACTACTCCGAGAAAAATCCCAATAGAACCCGAACTCTGGATTCTATTGAGGTTCTACCATCTAAATCACAACAAGATACTAGTCTAGACACACTAGGACTAAAAGGATATAGAGCAGTTACACTCAATCCAACGGGAATTCTAAGTCTCATGACTTGTATCCAAGATCCAAATTGCTATGCACTCTCTCCTAAAAATGCTAGGCTACAACAAATCATTGATCTTGCCACAAAACTACAAGAGGAAACGGAGACTATGAAGAATTCGGAACTCAGTCGCAAACGCAAAAAAGTTCATGATCTTATTGGTGCTTGTTATAATAATACAACCATTGAAGAAAAGGATTATCTCACTCTATTCCATGGAATCTCACATTTGCGAAACATTCACTTTATTCTTATGAAAGAGGCAATTCAGGAAAATATTGAAGAGGGTGCGACGACTGCAACGACTGCAACGACTGCAACGACTGCAACAAATGCAACAAATGCAATTAAAAGCGAAATTATATTCTCATCCGACCCTACAATGTGGAAACGGGAGAACCCCATTTGGATTGCCGATTATCGCTCACGATGGATTGCGATTCCATCCGAGGACACCGCACGGGATATTCGTTCCACAATCCCTACATGGCTTACGACAGTAGAACAAACAGGGTGGATTGTCCAGTGGCCTGAAATGGATGGCACTAAAACTGAACTTGTTGAACAACTTTCAGCACTTCCTACTTGGCAGATAACAGATAAAAAACTAACAAAAGAAGTACTTGCCATACGCTTAGGTCGTGCAAAAACAATTCAGCTCTTTACAGGGTGGTGCGGATAACGAGGCTCACTCAAACTTCTTTACTTGTGTCCCAGAATAAGAGTTAAAACCATTGTGCCGACCGCCCCCATACAAATACCTAAAGTAAGGCCTAGATAGAATCCATCACACCATTGCTGAGACGCATATTTATCTACCAGAGAACTAATATATGCATCTTCCATTTAATCCTACAATTCCTATGTAGCTTTAGGCTTTCATTAGAATTTGTGCAAGAATAGCCTGTATTATAACAGTAGATAATATACCAACCCCTATACCGAGGACAAATCCACTATGCCACTGTAATACACCGTATTTATATACATTTTTACGGGACAGATTTTTTGTATCCATTCTAATTTGTTAGAATCATATAAAATTGACCGATGAATGAAAGCCTAAGGTAAATTATACACATATATATTAGATTTGCGCCAATGGATCTCTCCACAGAAGACTTTCGGGGTATAAACAAGTTCATCCAAGACTGGTACAAAGACAAAAAACTAGAACTAGAAACAACATTCGGGGTAGGAGGAATAGTGGATTCAACCACATTTCTCCAGATTGCCCAGCGTCTTCGCAATAAAGGCTTTGAAGTGATTCCTCAAGATGACCGGTTAAGTGTTCTGAACCCAAGTCATATTCGTTTATCTCTTCAAGGCCTTGGCGTCCTTCAATCATATTGTAAAGATGATACATTACAGGGCAAAGCCTTTACGGCTATGTTCAAAGATCGGGCATTTCCCGATAGTAATGTTGACCTCAAAGAGTACGATATTCGATTTAAGATTCGCCGTGAAGAAGAATTAAGTAATGATGACCCACGAGTGGTCGCTCTCCTTACAAACTGGGAGAGGCAAAAGAAGGCCTTCCGACTGATTCGTCGTTGGAGCTTCCGAGGCAAAGGTATTCGCATTGATATGTCAATGGTGCGCCAGACACCCAGTCTGCCAGGCCGTTCTGAGTTTCAATGGGTAACTAGCTTTCTTCAGAAGAATATCCTGAAAGAGCTCCCACGTTATGAAGTAGAGGTCGAACTTTTACACGATACTGAGTACACGGATACTCCTGAGAAAGCACTCAAATCACTGATTGCAGGTGTCGGTGAAGTCCAACGAGCGATTCAGAAGAATTCGCTTCTCATTCGCAATTCGATTGCGAATAAGGTACGCACCGAGTACCAGAAAATGGTCGGTGCGGAACGATTCCGTGGTGTGAACCCCGTAACACTCGAGGTCAAAAATATGAGCGAAGAAGTGGATGAATCCATCCCCAATATTCGTGCAGGATTCAATGTCACGGATAAGGCTGATGGTCTTCGGGCAATGGGATATGTCAACAAAGAGGGCGAACTATTCCTAATCGACATGAGTATGAAAATATATCGCACTGGACTAAAATCAAAAAAGTGCGCAGAGAGCCTTGTAGATGGTGAATGGGTCACTCTGTCCAAACACGGGAACTCAATCAATCACTATCTAATCTTTGACGTGTATTACTATGATAACAAGAATGTATCAGGCAAACCCTTCATTCTATTCAAGGATGAAATCCTTGATAAAGAATGCGATTGTCGATACAATGCTATGCGCAAATGGTACGAGGACTGGCGAGAGGACGTAGATGTTATTGCATCAGGTGTAACAGAAAGCAATCGCTTGATTATTGCCCTCAAACGCTTTGAATTCGCAACAGCGGGGAATACATCTATCTTTAGATGCTGTGCAACGGTGCTTGATTCCACCCGCATTTATTACACAGATGGCCTCATTCTCACGAGCAATACACAGCCCATCCCTGATAGAGCAGGTGTTCGGTGGAATCAGCAATTCAAATGGAAACCCGCCAAAGATAATACCGTTGATTTCCTCATCAACTTTGAACGGGATCCCTCCATGCCCACGGTTGATAAAATTACAACGACGATTCATCCCAGTAGTGAAAACACCGTCCAATTCAAAACAATGCGATTATATGTCGGCAGTGACAAGGAGCCCGCTTTTGATAATCCCCGTGCAACTATTCTTCTTCAACAGGAAATCCCCAAAGAAAAGGGTATTACGGGGAAATATAAGCCGTCCCTCTTCAATCCTATCGATTTCCCTGATACAATGGCAAATACATGCAATGTGAATATTGAGACCGATTCGGAAACGGGTGAGGAATACTGTAGTACCGAGGACTCGAAAGAGCCCATTCTTGATAGGTCGGTGGTGGAAATGCGGTATGACCCTACAAGAGAGCCAGGGTGGCGATGGGTTCCTATGCGAATTCGCCATGATAAAACGGAGCGCTTACAGCGTGCGGTGTCAAAACCTGGGCCAACGAATTACAGTGGAACAATGAACGATGAAGGGACGGCCTTGAGTGTCTGGAATTCGATTCACAACCCCGTAACTGAAACCATGATTCGTTCAGGAGCAGAAGAGCCCACCGAAGAGGAGATTAGAGATTTGATTAAATTCCGTGAGGGTACCGCAGAGGTCGGTAAGAAGTACTATGAACGAAAAGCCCCGCAGGAGAATATTGCTCTTGTGAAAGGACTACAGGATTTCCACAATAAATATATCAAGAATGAAATCCTATTGAAACGGGTTCTGCGTGGTGGGAACAAGCATATCCTTGATTTAGCGTGTGGAAAAGCGGGTGATTTATTCAAGTGGCTCTTCAATCGGGCTCGATATGTGGTCGGTATTGATACAGCGGGTGAGAATATAACAAACCCTGTAGATGGTGCGTACAAGCGCTATTTGGAAGCGGTTATTGAGTTCGGCCTAAATCGTGTTCCAAAGATGGCTTTCGTTATTGGGAATAGTTCAAAAAATATTGTGAACGGCGAGGCTGGTGCAAATCCTGAAGAGCGTGATATTCTGCGAAGTATTTTCGGGCGCTCGGAACCTGAAGGCTCTGTGCCCCGCTATATTGAAACCGTTATGGCGGGTTCGTTTCGTGCAGGGGCTGATGTTGCCTCCTGTATGTTCGCACTTCACTATTTCTTTGAGAATGCCGATATGCTAGCGGGCTTTCTCAAAAATCTGAGCGAAACCGTCAAGGTTGGGGGATACTTTATCGGATGTTGCTTTGACGGTCAGAAAGTGTTTAATTTGTTGCGTACCACGGATAAAGGGCACTCGAAATCAGGGAAGGAGAATGATATCCCTATTTGGACTATTACAAAAGATTATGATAAAGAGGAACTGACGCCCGATGAAGAATCTATTGGGTTGGCAGTTGATGTGGAGTTTATCAGTATTGGTGCAACACACAAGGAGTATCTTGTACCGTTTGAGTTCCTCAAGAAGAAACTGTCCGATATTGGATTTGAGCTTCTTGATGCTAAGGAACAGGCTGAACTAGGACTAAATAGTAGTACAAATACCTTTGATGTCAGCTATGGAATGGCGGAGCGAGGGGGTAAAAAGTATAGTATGCCACAGTCAGTAAAAGACTTCTCGTTCCTCAATCGATGGTTTATCTTTAAACGAAAGGGAGAAACAGCGGTTCCTGTTATGCCGAAGATTACACTTGCAGATACTGCTGCGACTGCGGATACTGCGGCGGCGGCCGATGCGGATGCAGTCGATAGCGATGCAGAGAGTGCAGTCGATGCAGTGAATGCAGACGATGCAGATGCAAATGCAGAGAATGCAACGAAACCACTTGAAACAGGTCTCCCCGCACGGGACAAGAAATTCAGCGAAGTAGAAATCTTCCGCTTTGGAACAGATGCTCGCCAAGCAGACCTAATTGGCCTCAAAGACGAAAAGGGTAAAAAGGATCTGAATATTGGACGATGGATGTCCCTTTCTGCACCATTCCCTATTCCAGATCCAGATGACCCAGCCGTCAAGTATCCAACAGTGGAGCACTACCTGGCAGGAATGAAACTAAAACTGGGCTCAAATAAGCCGAATTTGGCAAAGGATTTAATGAGTTCAACGGGTCGCATCCACCAGGACTTTGTACTCAAACGCAGAGCCGAGTCCGTGAAACCCGAATCTGCCCGTGATTTTGAGCTCCTTGCAGAAGAAGCGAATGATGTACGCAAGAAAATGACAAAGACTTATTTGAATCAGTACCGTGTATCATTTGATGATGTTAAGTGGATTCCCATTAAGGATAAGGTTCTTATGGATGCACTACAATACCGCTGGGATCACGACAAACGCTTTCATGCGGGCGTGGAAGCGGCACGTGCACTCGGTAAATACCTCTTATATAGTACAAAAATTGCTGCGGTTGCATCCGAGCTGGGGGGAACACGCTCACTTACAACAGGAATTATTGAGGGGGAGAACAAGGTTGGTCGCTTCATTATGGAATTGGCAGGGTTTAAGTTTTAGACTTCCCTTCCAAAATATGTCTTTGTGAATTCATTCATTGACATTGTTCCCATAGCCAAATTACAAGGTGCACAAATTGGTCGTAAATTTTTAATAGTTAAGTCTCCGCCTTTACTCTCAGCAATTACATGCCCACAATGGAAATTTCTCATTTCTATTTTTTCTTTCATACAACACATACATTTATTACTCGTAATATCTGGGCCAATATATTCATTCCAGACTAATGTTTTAATTTGCTTTGGAATCTTTTTTCGCTTTATATGTAAAGTTTCTGATGTATCTTCCTGTTTCTCTTCTTCTTCTGACTTTGGAGAATCATTAATTAAAGTATTTTCAATTTCTTTCTTAGATTCCTTCTTATTTTTATTACTTTTACTACTTCCTTGTTTTTTTGGCTCGATATCTGGATTAACATCTGTATTTTGTGTAGTTGTAGCAGGAACTAGTGTTTCCTCTAATACTTTCTCTTCTTTCTTTTTGCTCTTTGATTTCTTTGGCTTTTCTGCTAATACTTCGCTAGTTAAATGAAGAGACTGTACTTGTACCTGCGGTTGTACTTGTGGTTCTACTTGTACATGTGGTTGTACCTGCGGTTGTACCTGCGGTTGTACCTGCGGTTGTACCT